TTGCCAGCTTGCGGATCTCGGAAGCGCGCTTGCGCTCGGCGTCCTGTGCCTTGCGGACAGCGGCGTCGACATCGACGGTCGGCTCATTTTTCGGAGCAGCGCGGGAAGCTGCGGCCTCGGCGGCATCAGCGTCGGCAATCTGCTTACGGACGTCTGCAATCTCGGCCAGGAGCTCTTCATGCTCCTTCTCGATCGCGCGAGCAGCATCAGCTGCGGTGTCGTCCTTGATTTCGGCGAGTTTGTCAGCGGCGCGCTTCTCAAGCTGGGCCAGCTTCTCACGAAGTTTCATGTGTTTTTTTCCTTTGAAAAGGGCCGTGTCAGGCCACAGACTGACGCTGGCGCATAGCCATGCGGATGCGCCGAGCTTCATTTCGGCCGGTGGCCGGCTCACTCACAAACTCACAAGGCACCATCGTTGGAGCATCCTTGCGAATCTGGCTTCCAGCGTCGGCGGGAACCGGGACTGCGCTGATTTCCAGCGGCTCCCAGTCAACGACGCGCCATTCTTCATCGGTGCCATCACCGTCCGCGTCGGTCTTCACGACCTTATGGATGGCGTAGCCCACCGAGATGTTTCGGATGATGCCGTCGCGGATCTTGTCAACGATGGCCTTGTCTTCATCGGCGCGCGATAGCTTGACCGTCGCGTACCCCTTGCCGCCTGCGACGCGGGCTGTGCCTGGCACAACCGAACCGATGACATCACTCAGCGACCAGTCGCTGTGCGTGTTCAGGAACGGCGCTCCAGCATTGAGCCGGTCGAGGCGAACCGCCTTAGGCGTCACCTCAAGCACTTCCTGATAGTATCGCTCCGATCGCCAGGACCAGCGACGCACAGGTGCGCCCGTCGTCCAGATGACCTCGATTGTGTTCTCCGCTTCATCGAAAGAAGCCGAACGCACCTCCGCGCCCATCCCGAACTTTGGGAGGTTGATTATTTTCTCGTTCATGAGGTGTCCCTATCGTCGCCATTATCTGGCGGGTCGGCAGCAGGCTCCTGCTGCGTTTGCCCTGCTTGCGACATGCGCCGCGGATCGCTGTCGAAGATCAGCCCCTTGTCATCAAGCATCTTGTTCCACTCTTGGTAGTCCGAAAGGACTTCGTCAGGCGTGTAACCAGTCTCAGCGATGGCAACGAGCGGGCTCAGCAGGCCGGAACGCATAGCGTTGACACGTGCCGCAACATCCTTGGCCTCGTCCGCAGACGGGAACCTCGGAGGCGACCATTCAACAGGTACGCTGCGCGACTTGATTTTGCCGGCGAAGTAAGCCGCCTCGCAGAACCAATCCCAAAGCGGCTGGCAGATCATCGGAATGATCACCTTCCACTGCAGGTCGTCGATGATGCGCTTGTAGGTCTCTAGCCCGATCTTGCTGGACGAGTAGTTGACCTTGTCCAGTCGTCCCGTCAGGAACGCGTGCGGCACCCGAAAGCCTGTGGCGATCGTGTGCAGCATCGAATTCTTGTAACTGTCGTAGTTGGCAGTGTTCGCCGGCTGCGTGAACTTGATGTCCCTGCCGCCGCGAGCGTGGTAAAGCATGCCCGGCGCGAACTTCTCGACGATGTTGCCGTCCGCGTCATAGACGCCGGCCATCTCGTTTTCGTTCAAAGACATTCCGACGCCACCAGCGTCATCCCCACCTACCACAACCCCGACCATGCAGGATTCAAGCTTCTTGCGAACAATCTCCGCTTCCTCATAGGTGTCGAGGTCGTAGAGCCTGCGGCGACTGGCCTGCGCGCTGTTTCACGAACGCAAAAGCCACGTCAGCGGCGGGCACTGGCACAGACGCAATCGACGTCGTCGACGTCAGCATTGTGTTGCCGGGATGGTTAGGGAACATCCAGTAGGCTGTCGCCTTGCCGAGGGCATCGTACTCAATGCCGTAAGCAGCGCGTCGGCCGTTTGCCAGGACGCCATTCTTGGTCGCGTCGAGATGGTCGACTTCCATCACCTGCAGCTGCAGAGGAACGGCCAGCCCATCTTCCAGTCGGCGGCGGCGGCGGCGCACGACACCGCTGCCAGCCTCAAGCATGCCAGTGGTTGTCAGCGACACAAGGCCATGAAAGTCCATGTGCCCGTCTGCGTCGCACTGCTTTGCCCACTCGGCGAAAAGCTTGTTGACGGCTTTGTCTTTCGACCGCGGAACTATGCCCGCGCCGACCGCATGCGTCACCAGCACTGACAGTGCATTGGCCGCGTACGGGTTGTTGCGAACCAGGTCACGCATGCGATCGCGCAGAAGCTGCGCCGACATGCCGATCTCTGTTTCGGCGGAGGTGTTTGCCGTCCGCCATGAGCCGTTGAGCCGTCCACGCGCCGCGCCGTCATAGCCACGGGTCGCGATGTCAAAAGCTTGCCTTGCTGCGACGCGACGCAGTGCCGCGCGAGGCGCCACCGCAGCGATGGCCCTGTCCAATAGATTTGCTTTTGCCATGCTAGAACGCCGCCAGGATCACGTTTGACTTGGACGATTGCTTCGCCCTCATCCATTCCAGCGCCTTGATCATGTCGGCAATCGAATGGTACTCGACTTCGCGCTGTGTCCCACCCGAGCGGAACAGCACGCGCTTGGCGCCCTGCGCGATAGCCTCTTCAAGTGCGGCGATTTGGGCCGTGTAGTCGGTCATTGTCGCCTCCTTCAAAGCCAGGTCGAAGCCGCTTTTTTGGGCTTGGTTTTCGCGGTGTTGTCGTTGGCCGCCTGCAACGTATGGCCGGATGAAAGCTGCTCTCGCCGCTCCATCCAGTTGATCGTCACGAGCTCCTTCACCGCGAGGCCGTAGACCGTGCAGTCAAGCGCTTCGTTTCGGCGGCCGGGGACTGGGATCCACTTCCGGACAGGCCTGCCGCGGTCCATTTTCACCACCGACTGCTCGCCCGTGAATTGCTCAAACCAGACTTCCGGCAGGTCTTTCGAGAACCGGAAAATCTTGCCGTGCTGTACGCGGTTGAGGATGGTGTCCTTGATGCTGTCGACGCCGACGATCCACAAAGGATCCCTCTTCATAGTCTTCGATCGCTCAATGAACTTGCGCCGGCCGCCATCGCCCTTGATGGCAACGACCTTGCGGCGCAGCCTGGGCTTCACGAACTCATAGACGTGATGCATGTGGCTGCCGCTCGATGAATCGACCGCGACCGCGTCGATGCCGATCTCCCCGCCTAGCGGGTGCTGCCAGCGTTGCTTGATGATTGCGTCGACGTCAGTCCAAAACTCGTCGTGCTCGTAGGAGCCGTAGACGACGTCATGGTCCAGAACCAACACCTGGCCGGCTTCCGTATGGCCAAGATAAGTGGCCTCCGCACGGTCGTCCTGCATGTCGATGCCGACCGTGATCGAGAGCACTTCTGCCGGGAACGGCTGCTGGTCAGCGCCACCAAGCCCAAAGGGCTCCGCAGACTGCATCAGCGCGAGGTCGTCGATGCGGTCCGTCTCAGTCCGCCACGCCTCACCAAGAATGGTGTTGACGAACGGCTTCAGCAGCATCGGGTCGTTCTTGGCGAGCAAGAACTCCTCGGCCAGCAAGCCCCAGTCTGCATTTGGCAGCGGGCTTGTCAGTGAGTTGATCTTGAACCCGGCGTGACCCTTGACCTCCGGCTTCGTGATCCGCCAGCGACCACGCTGCACCATTGTCGACTTGTGCTTGTGCTCGACTTCGCACCCGCAGTTCGGGCAGTGCCAGGCAGCCTTCTCCGGCTGACCTTCCGGCCAGTGGATATCCTTCCACAGCACTTCGCTGTAGTCGTTGCACTCGACGCACTGCACTTCAAAAACGCGCTGGTCTGACTTCGCGTATTCAGCCGCGACGTAGCTGGTTTCCTCTTCGTCAGGCGTCGAGCCCACGACCAGCTTGTAATCTGCGAACTGCGCTGTGCGTCGCCTGGCGAGCGGGATCGGGTGGCCTTCCGTCGTCGGCTTCATGCCGTCGACTTCGTCCATGATGACCACGCGCGCATTATGAGCGCGGAAGCTTCGCGGCGTTTCGGCCGACAGGATCTTTAGCGTGCCGCCAGTGAACTGGCGCATCAGCATCGTGCTGCGGTCTTTGTTGCCCGTTGACTTGTCGCCGGACAGAACGCCCTGCAGCACTGGCGAATCCGCGAATGTCGGCTCCAAGTCCGAAGTCACAAAGGATTTGGCCATGTCGTCGTTCGGCAGGTAGACCAGCATCAGCGATGGGTCGTTGACGACGAAGTTGGCGACCGCGCCAGTCAGCACTGTCGTGTAGCCGATACGCGCCGACTTCAGAACCGAAACCTGCCGATAAGCAGGATCGCCGATCGCGTCAGCTATCCCCTTCTGGGGTGCGTACAGCTTTATTTTTCCGGGGACGCCTGACACCGTGCTCGGCAGGCGAATTTCCTTTTCCATCCACTCGGACAGATTGATTTTCTGAGGCGGGCGGAGGGTCGCCATCACCTTCTTCAAGGTCGCCAAAGTCTGCGTCATAGATGTCGACCCCGTCCGCAAGCTTTGTCATCGCGTCGCGGATTTCCTCGTCGAGAACGAGCGCATCTTCATTCGATAGCGACACCCTTTGTCGGACGCGAGAGACGACGGCCAGCAACCCACTTCGGATGCTCGAAACCTGCTCAGACCAAACGCGCGACACCTCCTCAACGGGAAGCAACTCCTTGCGCAGCTTGGCGTTTTTCAGTTCCTGCGTGTCGGCCTGCTCCTTCCGGAGGCGGGCCGTCTCGCGCTCGGCGTCAAGCGCCGTTTCCTTGTCCTTGCCGCGATTGCCCGCGTGCGCGACATAAGCCTGGATGCTGGCCGGCCCGTCGAACTCGCCGTGGGCAGATCGGACCAGCAAACCCTCCTCGGCCAACTGGTTGACGCGCCGTGTCGTCAGCCCCAACAGCAGGGCAAGCTCCGCCGTCTTCAGCTTCATCATAGGAAGGAAATCCGAAATCAAAAAAGTTGCAGAGACCCCGAAATCGGGCCGTCCTACCCGCTAGGGCTGTAGAAACCGAGGGAGGACCCAACGGAGGGGGTGGCTATGCCATTGATATTGCTTGGAAATCACGATAGCGCACCCTGCGACAGCCTCTTAAGATAGTGGGTCACACGAATTTCGAGGGCTTGGCCACTCTTGTTGAAGACCTCAGCCGTCCGGCCCTGCGTGGCTTCGATAGGAATATAAACCCCGGATCGCGCCACCTTGAACTGGTCCATGCCGTGCGGGAACTTGGCGTTCCCTTTTGGGTACTGCTTGGTGAACTTGCGAACGCCAGTGCGGTAAAAAACCTGGCCGTTCCAGTTCCCCTTGTCCACGCGTTGAGGCCAGAACCCTGCGCGCATGAAGGCGCCGGCATAGGTCACTCGCTTGTTCCAAGGCGTGGCGCTTACGCCCGCGTCGTTCTCACGCGGGTTGAAGTACTTCACACGGATGTTGCCGCCCTGCACCTTGATCGTGAACATCAGGGAGGATGGCGAAGCTCGATCGCGCTTCTTCAGCGCCTCGCGGGTAACTCGGGCCTTTAGGCCCGTCTGCTTGGCCAGCGCACGGCCCGTGTATGTGGCGGCCTTTGCGCCCTCATCGTTGATGGCCCGGCTGTAGACGTTGCGCGCTTTGCCGTCGCCCAGCTGCTGTGACAGCCGCTCAAAGCGCCTCGCGCCGTCACCTGCGATCCTGACAACGAGCATGGGACACCTGAAAACAAAAGCGGCAGGGAGCATAGCAGCGCACAAGGCGCCAGCACGCTACGACCTGCCGCACGATTGCCCGTCGCGAGAGGAGGCGCGCTGGGCAATGGGAAACGATGTGTGGACCCGAAGCACCGCAGTGCCGGCAAGGGAGCGCCACACGCTAGACGGCGATCAACCCGCCTGCCCGGTTTGCACCCGGTCATTCAACTCCAAGGACGCCAGATGCCAAGCGCATAAGCTGCACCGGCAATAGTGGCGACAACGCCCACGGCCATGCCAGCAATGAATGCGAACACGAGCGTCATGGGTGTCGTCCTTGGTGGTGTAGTTACCCAAGGCTCAGCGGTTGCAACGAAGTGCAACATGGCGATGGGTCCGGCGACTTGGCGTCCGGAACAGTGCGGGGTGCTTTGCACCCCTTCACTATTAAACACCATGGGAACCGTGTTTTTTAAACACGACGAGAAAGTTTATTGATTGCCTCCATTAGGTTGTCGTTTGCAGCCAACAGCGCCCGCTTCCCGCCGCTGTTGTATTTTGCGTACTTGACAGACTGCCCCGCCGCGACGCCGACATCGGCATATGACCGCGCCGTTTTTAGGCGCTCCACGACTGCCCTGTCCTTCTCGCTAAGTTCGCGCTCCGCCTCTAGGTACATCTCGCGCTCGGCAATCTTGTCTGAGAGATCCTGCCAGGCGATAGCGCCGCCATTTCCCTTTGGGGATTTCTTCATGCCGATGAAATTGTCAGCGATGCGAGCGGAGCCGAGGGCGACGCCATCTTCGCATTGCTCGACTTCTGGCATCGCTGATGTGTTTGCGATCGCCTCAGCCAGCATGGCAGCGGCCTCGTCGCGGGTATAGACGCGACCCTTACGGCGCTTACCGCTTGGTACGTACTCCCTGTTGGCGCAGTCGAACATCTCGCAAAACCACGCGTTGCTCTCGCCGTTGGAGACGCCAGATCCTCCGAGCGGGCGCTCCTGCACCTCCTTCGCGCCGAGCATAGCGCCGGCTGGCATGCGCGCCATACCGACGACTGGAGCGCCGTCAATGCCGGCCATCGTGCAGCGCTCATGCTGCTTGCCGTCGCTGAATCGAAGCTTGCCGATACGAACGATGGCTCCGGGGACCGTTACCGACTTGGCGCAGTCGTCCTTGATGATTTCCATCTTGGAGGGCTGGCCGCGCTCTACGTCGTCGGTCTGCACATTGCGCATGATTTCGGCGAGGCTTGGCCTGATGGCAACGCGACGCTCCGTGCCCATGTCCGCAAGCTCTTCAGGATTGTTGTCGTTTGCTGCCACGGTCGACCAGTTGGTCTGCGCTGGCTCAATCGTTTCCGGCTGCTGAGTCAAGCGCAACAGCCCGCTAAGCTGCTCTGCAAGTGATCCGTGGCGCGTCATGGGTGCTCCTGTGGCCGTGGATGCGTTGTGGTGGATAACGGGCAGATGATGATGCTCTACAAATTTGTCAAGTTCTGATCGATTATCGCTATGATCTGGCTTGCCGCGTCATCCGGCGTCTCGGCGCGCAACACATGCACCGTGAACCCCAGTTTGCGCAGCAGCGTGTGGCGCGGCTCCTGGCTGTCCTGCAGTCGCGCCTTGCCAACCTTGTTCTCGACGTAGACCAGCCTGCCGCCCGTGAACGCCAGCCGCAGATCTGGCTCGCCGGCCATCATCCCGGTGCGGATGGCTTTGCTGCGCGCCTTTGGGCCGCGTCGTTCTGCGTTCATGTCAGCCGCGAACGTGAACAGCTTGCCGAATGCCGGGTGGCGACGCATGGCCGTGACTTGTTCCGCCTGCAGTTCGTCCTCAGTGTGGGCTGCCGGCTTGATGGTCACGCGGCCGGTGCGCGAGGTGGTTATGACTTGCCTGACGCCATTGATGCGGGTTGTCTGTCTCATGCCCAGCTCCTGTGGTGGTGGTGCTGTGCAGATGATGAAAACGGGGGCGATATGCAAGCGTCGGGGCGGACGCGGAGAAAAATCCAAAAATCTCACCCCTCTTATAT